GAACCATCGCCAACGAAGGAACTTGCCGTCGTCACTCCAGATACTTGTACATTCTGGTTATCATGAATAACGGTGTTTCCTGCTAATTGAATCGCCATTATTTCTTTTAAATCTTAGTATAATATTATTTATAAAAAAAGGGGGGTCTTTCGACCCCCCTCTATAGAACCTTGTGAATTTAGATCACATGAGGTTGTTAACGCGAACACGTCTGTAGTAACGGTTGGAGTTTGTTGTAAGAGCTCCGAGACCTTGGTTAAGACCCTCAGCGAATGGATTAGCAACCATTCCGTAACGAGTCTTAAAGCCGATCTTAGGCTGGAAGGTGTTCTCTCCAACTGCACGTACCATCTGGAGGGGTACATATGGGCAGTAGAACAGACCAGCGTCATAAGGGGAAGTACCCTTATAACCAACAACATAGTACTGTGAAGCAGCACCGTTTGCTGAATAAGGATCGATGTAGACTCTGTAGCGACCGTTAAGAACACCAGCGAATGTGTTACCTGTGTCATCGACATTCAGGTTTGCATTCAGAGCAGGTGTGTAGTCGAGCATACCAGCATGTGTCAGAGCTGAAGCAACGTCAGCGGAGCACATGATGATGTTGCCCTTTCCTCTACGAGTTCTTTGTGCAATTGCGTTAGCATCGCGCTCGATCTGGAAGATCAGACCCTTGAACTTCTCTACACTCCAGCGTCCGTTGGAGTCAACGTCCAGGTCGAAGATACCTGAAGTAGCAGTGTTTGCAGTAGCACCTTGCTCAGCAGTCTTGTAGATGGTTCTGATGACTTCACGGTTGATCTCAGCCAGGATCTCAGTTGAGAGAATGTTGGCGAGTTCCGCTTCAGCGTTCAGACCATGGATTGCCTTGAGGTCCTGTGCGAGTTCTAAGGAGTATTCTGCTTTCAGAGCTCTGCTCTTAGCAGTTACGGTGACCTTCTCGATTGAGAATGCCATTTCGTTGAACTCGTTACCTGATGTGCCGAGTGACTCAGCATCATCGGTACGCATACCCTGACCAACATTGTAGTCAGTCTCAGTTGCGGTTGCGGTTGGGTTCAGCAGACCTGGGTTTGTTCCGCCTTGTGCGGTTGTACCCATACCAACGGTAGCACCGGAGTGTCCGTTGAAGCTGTTGCCAGTTGCATTCTGACCAGAGAATGCGGTATCTACTTCGTCGAAGAAGGTTTCTGGACCGGTTTGATCGTTGTACTTAGAACGCATCGCGAAGATGAGTCCAGTAGGACCAGACATAGGCTGAACGCCAGCCAGGTCATAAGCGACCAGGTTAGGCATAGAGCGTCTGATCAGGGAGATCAGTACGGGGTCGAAACCAGCAACAGGGCCTGCATCAGCAGCACCACCTGTGAATCCACCATTACCTACAGCGTTGGTGGGTTGCTCACTCAGGAATGAACCTGACTGAGAGAAAGCATTTTGCTCTCTTAAGAATTTCTCTTGGTTTTCCAGCAGAACAGCGGTTACAGCCTTACGATGGTTGTCTTTGATTGACTCGCATCCCTCATGCTCAAGAAGAGGGGCCCACTTTTCTACCAGATGCTCTGATTGGAACATTTGGTTTACCTTTAATTGGTTTACGTTTGATTTAATGTTAAATTCAGGAATGCTTGAATGAATTCATCATCTTCAGATATTGATCCATTGAACCAGCGATTGATGCTGGTGATGAATCTACACCCTCAGAAATTGATTCAGTCTTAGCAACGGAAGACTCTTTCTTGGAGTTGAAATATGACTCCTTGAGTGTTTCCAGTTTTTCACGATATTGTGCTTCACTTTCAAACTCTACACTTTCGGCAAGTGAGGCGAGCTTCTCTTTCTGGGTCTGTGCAAGACCTTCAGAGATTTGATCTAAGATACCACTAGCATTGGCCTCGGAGAGACGCTTATTCAGTGAAATATTTTTCTCAAGTTGCTCGTTGAGTTTTGTCTCCATTTCATCAAGTTTATTCGTCATACCGACGAAAGCATCATATTTATCTTCAGGGATTGTTACATAATGTGCTTCAAAAAGTTCCTTCATGCCTGAGAGGAAGCTCTCAGTCATTTCGGATTGAAGTCCTTTTTCAATTGTGAGAGCGTTCTCAGTGAACCACTCATCAGCAACATACTCAAGGTAAGAATCAACTCTCTCGGAGAGTGACTCTTTGACTTCTTTCATTTCTTCTTCGAATGCAACAGCATACTGCTGCTCCAGTTCTTCTTTGATGCCAGCAACCTTAGAATTGATTGCTGCTTCAAAGATTGTTCTTGCCTTCTCTTGGAATTCTTCGGAGAGTTCTTCACCGGCAAGAAGAGCATTGACATCTTCTTCCATGTCATACTCGTCAACTACTTTTTCAGTAGTTGTTGTTTCTTCTTCAGAAACAACCTCTTCGGTTGATTCTTCTGCTTCTGCGACAACTTCTTCTGCTTCCACTTCTTCCTCTTCCTTCATGCCCTTTGGCATAGGATCGGCTTTACCTGCTTTAGCGTTTACAACGTTAGAAACAGTCTTCAGTGAAGGCTCTTTTAACTTTGCAGAATCGTCGTCGGGCTTGTAATTTTGGGGTGTAGGACCGCCAAGATCTTCTACAGAACCCAGCTGGGTTCCTGGATCTGCCATGGTTGGCATAGGATCAGCAGGTTTCGCTCCAGCATTTACAGCAGTTTTGGATTGAGTTGTGCCCGCTTCCATTTCCTGTAAGTTATTGTCACTAGACATTTGAGACTCTCCGATTTTACTTAGTAATAATAGGTACTATATGTATTTATTTAGTATTTTAAAGATTTGACAAGAAGTCATTAAACAGACTTAACTTATGTTCCTCCAGTCGTTTTTGATCGACCAGAGTATTAATCTTTCTTTGGGTCTGTTCAGCGAGTTTTTCTCGAAGAATTCCTCCATCCCAGATCCACTCTTTTCCTTCCATAATCCCTTCAACAAAAGCATCTGGGGCAGAAGGATCAGCAACGATATCAGCAGCTGTTGCTAGCATGAAATCGTTACCAACGACATTGCATCCCTCTTTATTAATTTGGAGAGATCCAATACCGCGAGAAGAAACACCGAGTTTTACTCCCTCATCAATTAAAGAAGATGCAATCTTACCCATGGGTGTGCTAAGAATCTTAGCTTTTCCGATGAAATTAGATCCACTTTCCCTCAAAGAAACAATCTTATGAGAAACACGATCGAGGTTTACTGTTGGGCCATCAGGATGTCCCAGTTCACCAAGTGCTCTACCAGATTGAATATTTGACTCATTATAACGAGCAACTTCTTTACGAAGAGTCTCCATGGGGTACATACGACCATTACGGTTTTTGATGTCTCCTTGAAGAAAAACTCCTTCAATATACAAAGACTTCTTGCCGTTCTTTTGTTCGACAAGAAACTTTACTGATTCTACTTCTTCTCTGATTAGTTTCATGTTTTTATCCTGTAAAACCTACTTTTGCGACTTCTGCGTTACCACCAGTAACATATAATTTATCGGTTGGATATTTTTCAACCAACTCTGAAGTATTAGCCAACATTGTAAAAGAACCGATTATAGAATTACTAGAATCTGTTCTGACAACAACAACAAGTCCAGAAGAAGCTAATACTCTTACAACTGTTGCGTTAGAAACAGTTGTGGCATTACTAGAACCTGCAGTTAGTGATACTTTTTCTGCCAATGGCAAGATACGTGAAGCCATGATTAAGTAAATTACTTTATCAATTATTTATACTAATCAATCCTCAGAACCTTCTGTTTCTGGGGTTTCTTGGCCAAAGAAAGTAGATTGTGCTGCTTTTGGTCTGAAAGCATCTACTTTTTCTGCCGATTTTGCGTATAAAATTTCTTTAATCTTGTCACTAACTTCTGATGGTGATTCATCAGATGCAATTAAATCTAAAAGTTCTTCCATGATAATTTAAGTGTTTATCGAATATATTTATATTTCACCGCCTTGAGGCATTTCTGGAGCCTTGGTAGCATTTGAATCTTTTTCTAAATCTGGTTCCATCACTGGAGTTCCGAGATCCATTCCAGCACCTGACTGATCTAATGGTTGACCCGTTTCTGGATCTACAGGAATGCTAGGATCGAGAATAGTTCCATCAGCAATTTCTTTCTCAATCAGTCTATCCTGCTCAATAATTTCTTCATCCGTCTGACGAAGAATCTTGCGGCGAACATAATCCTGAGAGTAATATTTACCAACATATGGTTCCGCAACTTGAGCAAGAGCCAATCTCTCATTCATCAGTTCTGCATCTTTCAGTTCTGAGAAATGATTATCATAAAGAAAATCATATTGAATATGCTCACTCATTCTATCCCAATCTTCTGGAGTGATGATATTCTTCAGAATAAGTTGAGTCTTAAGCATATCATTGAACATATTTGAGAATCTCTTTCTCAAACGTGCAACAAATTTGGTAAACTTCAGCTCATCTCTCAGAATCTCAGAAGATCTCCCCAAGTTAAACCCACCTTCTCCATCCATTCGTGATGGAGGGACGTTAAGTGAACGATAGAGTTTCTTCTTAAAGTATTCAATATCAGTGATTTCTCCCAAGTTTTGTCCGCCAGGGAGAGTGGAGATTTCGGTTCCTCTTCCACCCTCTCTTCTAGGGAGCCAGAAATCTTCAAGCATAGACATGTACTTTTTGTCATCTCGAATCTCTCCAGTATTTGCATCGTAAACTTGCTTGTTACGATAACGCATCATTACATCACGCAGATATTGTTCTGCTTTTACCTTTGGAAGATTACCAACATCAATATAGAAAATACGACGTTCTGGTGCTCTTGACAATCTATAGATTACTAGACTATCCTCAATCATTCGGAGTTGATTGAGTGACTTAATAGCCTTATGAAGATATGAAAGTGTTGATCCTTTATTTCTATCTACCAATCCAGAACTACAATATGTGATTGAGTCCTTTGAAATTTTAATTCCTTTATTTGATGCCTGAGATGCATATCCAGATGTTCCTGTAGGATACTGCAACTTAGGATTATATGAAAAGTATTCTTCAATTTCTGGGAATTCAAAATCCATAGGATTATCCTTATTTGGATTTCTTAGTAGATCGTTAGGATTATTCTTAGATTTCTTTACCTGACGAACATACCTAATCTTCATTGCGTCAATGTAACGCAACTCTTGAATTCCTTCCTGAGGATTTTTTAAATCTATGACTTTATGATAGAAAAGTCTACCGTCAACATACCAATTCCTATAAATTTCGTGAGCTTTCTTATCAAAGTCAAGTAAGTCTAGAATTGTCTTAAATTCTTCTCTTACGCTCTTCTTTATTCCATCACTAGCATTCAGATTATCCAGATCAATTTGAACTGGAGTGTCATTTGAATCTGATACAATAGCTTCATTAACAATATCTTCAATAGCACTATCACACTCTGGGTGAAGGGCCATTTCACGATATCTTTTGATTAAATCAAATTCAGTTTTGTATACCCCTTCAATATCAACATATGAACCGAAAAATCCAGATGTCAAATAATGGTCAACCCCGTCCTCATTATTTGGAGGAACGGGGGAGACCGCAGAAGGGCTTAAATTATTGTCATCATCTATAGAAAATCCAAAAAGTTTTGCCACTGCTCAATAATTCTATTTTTACTTCTACTATTTATGTATCAAGTTTGATCGGGTACTGCGTTAGACTTACCACCGTTACCATCAGATTCCCACCACTGAACTTGGAATTCTACGGTGAATTCTGAAATAGTATCGTTATTGTCAAATGCAAGATCAATCTGAGATACTGCAGTTGGGAAGCAACCCCAGAACTTATAACCTCTCAAGGAACTCATTTTTTTATCCTTGAAATTACCTCCGCTAGCCGAATCGCTAGGTAATGCTCTACCAAGTTGATAGACGTAAAGTTCTTTCTGATAAGTTGCTGGATCTGTTCTTCCCTGACCAGAATCTGCTGTGCCAAGAACATTGATCCATCTTTCAAATGCTCCACGAAGACCCATATCGGTATCGTTGAGAATAGTAACTGTCCAAGTATCAAAAGTTCTATCTCCAGCAACCTTGAGTTGGCGACCACGGAAAGGAACTTCGATTAATCCCATATTAGATGCTGGAAGAGCAGCAGCTTTGCAGAAGAAGATTCCATCACTCTTTGCCTGTGCAAGATTTGGAGCTACTCCGTCAGGAAAATCTAAATGAACTTCATATAGATTGGGACGAAGACCGCCCCCGTCAAGTTCGCTTCTAAACTGAGAAATTGCTCTCTCCGAAGCATTTGTGGATGAATAAGCTGAAACTGCCATTTTTAGTGACCTCTTGTGTAGTTATTTATTAGGATAATGGTCAAACTGTACCGACCACTTCTTCGAATGATACACCTGTGCGTGTAGCAACAAATGTCAGTCCAATGAAGTTAATTGACCTTGCTGGCTTGATGTAGATGTCAGCAATAAACTCATTTCTGTCGATAACATCGGGTGGATTGTTTGAGTCATCACATACGAGTAAGAAGTCTGTGATGCCTCTCTTAGCCTGAACATCTCTCAGGAAAGGAGAAACGATGTTGACGAATGTTGATCTTGTGATTGAATCGTTGAATTCAAACAATTGAGTGTTTGCTGCTGCTTCAATTGCCTTCTCAACTACGAGGAAGAGACGACGGACGTTGATTCTGTCGAATGCAGAATTATATCCAAGAGCAGTCTTGTCTCCGAAGAGGATGAATCCACCACCCTTATTGGAAATAACTGGATTGACTCTATTCTTGTAGAGTGCATCTCTGTGTGACTGTGGGGGATCATAAGCCAACTTAACAATATTGTTGACTCCACCTCTTTGAACACCTGCGGGCGAATACCAAGGATAAACATTGAGTTCGGTTCTCACCATCATTCCGGCGATGTCTGCGTTCAGAGGGAGATAGATGAATTCGTTGTTAAATCTATCATAAGTATACTTGTAACCACTATCAAATACTCCATAAGATGTTGAAGAAAGTGGTGCGAAAAATTCAAGAACACTGTCTCTAGCATCATCGATTGATGGGCGATTTACAACCGCAGATCTTGGTGGTGAGATACATGCAATACAATCTTTTTTTGCATTTGCAATATCAAGAAGTTTGATTGCCTTTGCTTGAGTTTCTTCCATGGTAGCCAGACCAGGACCCATGATCAAGAAATCTATATCAAATTCATCTCTTTCAAAGAGACTGTATGATGCTGTTACATTTGATAAGGATGTTTCGTAACCACCAATCATAGATGATGGAGTTTCGCTAGCTGCTGTAGAATAATCCTTTCCTCCGACCAGATCAAGATTAAGTGATCCGATGCTGTTGAAAGTTATTCCCTGAACATCTTGACCAAAATCTCCATCTGAAAGACCAACTTCAGTATAAGTTCCTGCATCAAATCCTGAAGATGCTGGATAAATTCCCTGAGTTAAATCAATAGCAGTACCAAGAGACTTGCCAGCATAGAGATATGCTGAATTAAGAGCCAGATAATCTTTGTAGTAAGTTACTACATTTTGATCTCTGGTATCTTTTCCTTTTGAGAGGAATAAGTTCTTTTCAAGAATTTGACCAGCAACACCTGTTACAGATCCTTTATCATCAACAACAACGATATGCATTTGATCGTTCTTGCCACTTCTCTCTCTAGCATACTCACTAGTTCCTGGCTTATCTGCGATATTTTTCCAGGATACGGTTGAATTGGAAAGACCAAGAGTTTGCTGATCATACCAATCTTTTACAGATATTGGAGTAAATCCATCTGCACCATATGCTCCAGTAGCAACTCCAGAACCATCAATTATTGTGACAGTATCAGTTGCTTTGAGTGATAAAGTTCTTGCGTTTTCTTTATATTCGATCGCGGTAGATACTCCAGCGATGCTTACTCTTTCTGTGATTTTAACATCGAAAGAACTTGATCCTGAAGAATCAGTTTTAATTCCAGTGATAATTCCTTTAATGTGACCTTGGAATCTGGATGTAGATCCAGCACCAGCGACTACGGCATCGATTGAAGCAGAAACACCATAACCAACCTGAACTCCAGCAGAGCTTAAATCTGCTGTACTGATTCCGATTGTTTGGTCTGATCCACCATCAATAACACAAACCTTAATATCGTTGAACCAAGAACCTGGGTTCTTAGCAGCTAAATACCAAGTTGTTCCTGCTGAGTAAGATGCTTGATAATCATCAAAGTTTTTGATCTTTAATGAAACTGAACCAGCACCAACTCCTGCGTTAGCTGTCTTTAGTTCTGTACCATCACATCTTACCAGTGAAAGAGAACCTCCATAACTCATGAAGTCAGAAGCTGCATACCAATACTCGTAATGGTTGTCTTCTAAACTTGGTTTTCCAAAGTTATCGATGAGTTCTTTTTCTGATGTGATAATTACAGGATCTTCAACTGGACCTTGTGAGAAAGGACCGGCAAGACCGCCAACAATACTAAAAGAAGCATCTACAGCTCCTACTGTCCTGTCGATTTCTCTAACAAGAACTCCTGGAGAGACTAATCCTAATGCCATTTTTATTTGTCTCCTTAAAAGAATTTCAGTGACCTAAAAATATTTAGTAAATACTGAAGTTTGAGTGGGGAAACCTGACGTGAACTACCAATCTGGGTATATATCTGGGACATCTGGAACAAAATCTCTCTTAGATCTATTCTCTATGATTCTCTTTTTTGTACAATCCTTACATTCATATGAATACGATGAAGATACTGGTCCTCTATCTTTTCTAGTCCTATAAAAATTATCAACTAGATTTTTTTCTACTCCACAAGATCTACAAATTCTTTCATGCAGTAATAAGTGAGATAAACTAAACTCCTCGTCAATATTCATTACTCAGAACTCCAATCCCAATTCCAAGGGAGTATTGCGACACCCAAATATGGCATAAGTACATACTCATCTAATAATATTAAAATAGGAACAAAAACAAAAAGTTCTAGAGCTATCCTTTTTTTCATAGGCAGTGATTCCACCCATCTTCTCCAAGGATTATCTGCTAACCTATCAAGTTTAAGTTTATAGAACAATGTTTCAGACCACCAGTTAACATCAAGTATATTCTTTAACCAAATGAGAGGTGTAAACAGCCATCTAATCTGTTTATTCCATCTAAAGAGAATATATATCCATCCTATTATAACTGAGAATAAAATTAAAACTAATAATATATCGTAAATCATGATAAGTAATCCCACATATGTGCCATATCTCCATATTCATCCGTATACCAACGATCACCCTGGGCGTCTACAAATGAACTTTCATCAGTGATGCCATCATTCAAAAATCCAAAAGGAGCCATGTCTTGCTCTATTTGATTCTTTTGTTCCTCATATAATTTTTTGCGGACATCTTGGTCCGTAAGTTCTTTAAAATAGTCTTGTGCAACCAACCATGCATAAATTACAAGACACATTGCAAGGTCATCGTTACAACCTTCTTCTGCCTCGAAAGAATTTTTCTTAGAAATAAAAGTGGTCAATTCCGAAATTATTTCATAGTCGCAGAATAATAATTTGTTCTCCTCTATCAGTGTCTTTAAATTTAAAGACCCAACTTTTTTGACTGTCTTGGACATCTTCAGTCCGAGTTGCGTTTTCTTTCCAGAAAAACCTTGACCAACTACTTGACCTGCCCTACCTCGCATAGAGCACATAAGAAGATTTTGATATTCTAGGTCATATTGAATGATCGAGGCTACTTGATCCCCAACGTCATTTACTTCACATAAAATATATGCACTGTTATAACTCTTAGAGACTTCATAAATTACATTTGGAAACAACATTGGTTTTATTTCGTTGTTTCTATACTTTGCAACAATCTTATGAGGGAATTCTGTAATGTCAGCGACTATGAAAGCAGAGTAATCCTCACCAACTCCTCTGGCAACGTCAACGGTCACAATATAATCATGATCTTTTACTGGATCTTGATAAACGTCAAGACCAGCATTTCTTTTTCTTGGATTTTCATATACCAAACTCTTTAGTTTGCTTGGAGCAATTAAAGTATCAACAGAACCAAGGAACTCACACTCAAACTCAACTTTAAACTGAGCTTCGGATGTATTTTTGATTGTAGTCGCTTTCCACTTCTCATCGCGACCTGGAACCTCTGACCAGTGAACATCAGTTGGTACATATTCATTCAATTGACGCTCAGCATCATGCCACATTCGGTAGAAATGATTCATACCATGTGGCGTAGATACGATAATTACTTTGGTGCTTTTACCAGAAGTAATAGTAGGATAAACAGAGGCAAAGAACGAGTCAGCAACATGATTCGGGACGAACGCGAACTCGTCGAGAAAGAGGATGTTAAACGACATACCTCGTACAGCACTCGCAGACGTAGAAGCTGCCAATATCTTACTGCCATTTTCTAATTCGATAGATCCCTTATTCCAGTTTAATATACCTTGTTGCATCCACTTAGGCAAGTTCTCATACGCAGTCTGTAATCTTCCTAACAATTCCCTCGCGGTGGCTGCTTTGTTAGCAAGGATACCAATATTAACACTATCGTTAAAGACTGCGTAGTGAAGAAGATAAGATACCACAGTCGTAGACTTACCAGTCTGACGAGGCATCTTACAAATATTGAATCTGTTTTCATGGAAATTGTTAATTAACTTTTCCTGGAAATCATATGGTTGGAATTGTGTAAGACCTTCATCAAGAGAAACAATCTTGACGTGATTCTGTGCAAAATAAACTGGATCTTCCTTGCAGCGAAGGAATTCCACCATCATTTCTTCAGTCCATTCAATTTGAGTATTCGCTTTTTTTAATAAAGGATTACCAAGATAATTTTCACTCATAAAATAATCAATTATCCACAAGAATTATATTAAAAGTTGAGCTAACAATTGTTCCACCACCATCGAATGCTTGAACTTCAATGTCAGTTTTTTCAACAAACTTTAATGGAATAGAATAGTTCTTTACATGAAAACCACCTGATACTGCCATAGTATCAGCGGTAGTCATAACAAATCCATTGACAGGTAATCTAGTTCTCAAGAAAGCAGATATTGAGGTATTATAATTACCATTACCAATAGTCCATTGTGTCACATAAGCAGTTTTACCAGCAGGAACTGTATACAATGCTAACATTGTTTGACCATAACCAATAAAATTAGCACCAGTTCCATCACCACCAATGTCTGCTAATACTGTTCCAGCACCACTAGATTGAGTGCTGATGATAAGATTTCCTTTATTATACCCAGTAGATCCAGCATCGGTAATAAATGCTCGGTATACTCTTAAGAAAGTGGCAGTAGATCCAGCACCATTGACTGTTAGTTCTTCTGAAATAATATTCCAATTTTCATCCAGACCTTGAACTGTTACTTTGATAGCACCAACTTGCCCTACACCATCATCAGATGAAGCAGAGTAAACAAAAATTTGAGAAGCAGTCGTTAGATATTCGTAGATACCACCATGCTCCCAGATAGTTTCAATAGTGGTAGTTACATTAGGATTTCTACCAAACTTTTCAATAGAGGAATAACCTGCTAATTGTCCAGCAGCAATGGGAATGTTAGCAGCAGATCCATAACTATTGAGGGGGTTGCCGTCTTCATCGGCAATCATCACTACTTCAAATAGCGATGTGCCATTTGCAAGGTAAGATTGTGTTTGTTTATTCCACTGTGCCATTTAAATACCTCCTATCAACAATTCCAAGCTCTAAGTGATTTATTGATTCTGCTATCTGGATCCCTAGCAGTCTTAGCAGATGTCAATTTCTTTTTCATTCCTCTCATTCTAGCGCAAAACGATGCCCTACGCTTATTTCCAACCTTCTTGCTTGGTGCTTTAAGGTTAGATCCTGGATTTTCTCTCTCATACGATTTTCTTCCTTTTTCGTTAAGTCCTCCCGACTTGTTCTTTCCTTCTTTTCTTGTCCATGCCGATGATTCGACATATAAGAATGGTTGTCCTGGTTCATACTTGGAAACTTTAAAACTCTGCAGTATTGCTTCAGGATAAACTTTCCTAATCTGATCTTGGACATCAGATCTCTTTGGAAGAGTTAGTTGTGGGAAAAATAACTTGAGGGCATAATATTTACCTCTCCAATTAAAGTAGGTATCGACAAGATTCCCTGTTTTTGCGGGAACTCTTACGGCTTCACTCATCAAGTCTTCATTAGTGATAACATCTTCAATATGTGCAAATGTATTGCCATTAGCGTCTTGTATTTCAACTTCTTCTTTCTTTGTTTTTTTGACACAGTTTGGATATCTTTTTCCAAACATAGTCTTCATACCCTTCTTTTCATAGCCTGGCCAGCACTTTTCATCCAATTCAAATTCTTCTTTTTTAGTTTTGTTTCCCCAATTCTTCGCGCCTTTCTTGCGGCATTTGACCAATGCTCCTGAAGCATATGCACTTGGCCAAACTGAGTAGCGTGACTTGACTTTATGATAGCAAGCGTCTTTTTCTCCTGCTGCTTCATCAATATCAATCTCGTCACCTACTTCGATGTTGTTTTCTTCGAACCAACCTCTATTTACCTCAAGGGCACATACTACTTCTCCTTCTGATGATACTGGAGTCTCGTCGAGGGGTTCTAATTGTTTAATACTTTCTATGATTCCATTTTCATTAATGAATGCAATATCCAATGGAATTCTTGTTTCCTTCATATAGAAGGATTGTTGAGTTAAATCATCAAATATGAATAGCATTCCACTATTCTGATCCAGACTCTCGCGGAACATAAGTCCAAGATTAAAGTCCCTAATATCTGTAGGAATTTCTACATTAAGTGGTAGTGTTGTAAATTCTTCAGTGCTCACGTTAATTGCTTTCCCTTTTCTATCTGGATTTGGATCTTGACGATTCTTGCGTCTAAATGCAGCATCTTCCTCCTTTTTGGAGAGATTACGCTTCATTTTACTTGAACCACATTTTGGTTTTGTGGTTTGTCCTGGTTGTTTTGCACAGGGTTTACCTGCGTATTTGCCACCCAGTTGAACCCAACCAGGCTTCCCATCACTAGAGCGACTCTTGCCAAACCAGTCACGCAAAGAACTATCACCACTTTTCGATTCACTTACACCTCCATTACCACCATTACCATTTGAGCTTTGCTCTCCACCCTCAACGGGTTTATCAATACCAACCTCTTCTGGTTCCTTACCGTTGCCAAAGTACCTTCCAGTCATTTTAAGACCAGCAGGAATCTTTTTACACTTTTTATCAGTGTAGCAAAAATAGTAACCGGGTTTGCACTTCATAAAAAAAGGATAGATCCTGTTTATTATTTATCTTCTTTTAATCCAGACTTTAGCATCTTTGCTAATTCTGCAGTAGATCCAACAAACAGAGCATTATTGACTGTTGATGGCCCCTTCTCCTTTTCTTCTGTATTAACGTCCTTCAACTTCTTTTGAAGATCCATCAACTTATCTGTTGCATCAGAAACGCTCTTGATAAGTTGGCCTGCGACTTCATATGCCCTTGGTTGATCACTTTCCTGTGCTAACTCAAGAATGCCATTTATAGCTTCTTGTCCCTTTTCTATAATAGAATAAAGATTTCCTCTTGTATATTCATAGTCTTTTGTTACATCATCTTTACTTCTCTCTGGAACTACTTCTGACTTCATAATCTCAACCTTTTCATCACTTTTCTCAATACCTAAAGAATCTTCTATTTCATCAAAATTTTTAGTCATAATCAAGGATCAATATCCTGACCAGAAGTTGGATTGAATATCTTTCCATCACTAAAGAAATCCGTAGAACCATCAAATCCAAAATCGTCTCCAGATTCGATAAGTATATCGTCTTGAACATCTACGACAAATATTGCAGTTGATGCAATATGACTAACAGCAGTTGTATTTTCATAACCTCTGGATACAACTAAGTTATTGTCAATAATTTTACTAATAAACATTAGTTCATCATTAATTGTAATTCTAGAATGCTCTGAGAATAGAGATCCGTCAGAAACTGATATATTAGTAGTATCTGCTTCTATACTTCCAGCAAGAGTTCCTGCTTGTGTTCCAGTATAATTTTTTGTAGCCGTAGGTGTTCCAATATATCTCATACTTCTTGGAGTCTTCTTCGAGGTATCTGTATGATAATCCACCTGAACTTTTTTGATAATGCCTGGAGTAGATCCTGAAGGGATTGGGCCATAAAGATAAGTTTTTACATTAAATTGAAGAGTATATAAAAGAACCCTTCTTTTGTTGTAGTCACCATCATAATCATCTCGCATACGTATACTTTCTAAGACGACAGGAATATCTTTTACCTCATTAATTTCATCAATTAATTTAACACTAACATTATATGCTGGTTGGAAGTATGGCAATATTTGTTCAATAATTTGAAGAGCATCTTCATTCAATTTAGTCATAATATTTAACTCAAATCCCATATTATATGGAACCGGCATGAATACTTTTTTAACTTCTTTTTTATCTGATTTATTATATGCTTTAAATTGTTTTGTTACTGTTCCTTTTCTGGATGGGTCGTAAGTGAGAGAATTCATCTCAAACGACATTCTTGGGAGAGTTATTCCTCTTTTACTTTCAATATCTGCTTGCTGTTCTATTTTTGCTAAGAATTTTTGTATGGGAGAGTAAGCTAAAGGAACTTTAATAACACTTGTAATGTTATTGGAAGAATCTTTATGTCTTACGTCAATATTATTAAATATTGTTCCAAATGCGACAACGGTTTTTCTAAAAATTTCATTGTAATAATATGTTCCTAACATAATTTATACTCCACCAAATGGGTTTACTTCTGTAAAGTCTAAAATAGAATCAGCTTCAGTTTGTATATCTCGACTACTGGAGTATGGTTCTGTATCTATATAGTCAGTTGATAGTAGATTTAAATAACTTCCTCCAGCACCAACTATATTTTCTCCAGTCACAAATGTTCCAGTTATGTTAGAAACAGACAGTAAGAAATTATTAGCATCATAACTTCTGACTCTTGCTGTAGCAGAACTTGCTGATCCAATAACAACTTCATTCAGTGCATAAGTGGTTTCGTCAGACAATAAACCAAAAGATTGTGGAACACTTATTGTTACTGATGGGGATGTCGTATAACCAGCACCAGCGTTTGTAATTTGAATAGATGAAATAAGACCGTTCGATAAAATAGCTCTTCCAGTAGATGTCGTTCCTCCACCAACAGGAGAACTAAATGTTACTGTAGGTTCATTTGCGTATCCTCGACCAAAATCTGTTACTGTAACAATTCCAATAGTTCCATCTGCTATAGTGGCTTGGGCTGAAGCAATTCTCGTATGTTGATTGCTTCCGCCATTGAATGAAATATCTGGAGGAGTTGAATAACCAGATCCTGGATTAATTATTTCTATCCTATCCACATAAAAATGCCCATCACCAATAGCGGAAGTTATTGCGACAGCAGAAGCGGTCACTCCACTCGTCGGTGGTGAAATTTGGATAAGAGGAGCTGCATCGTACTCAAATCCTTTATCAATCATAATAATTTCCTGAACACCCTTGTTTTGTTGGGCCAATCCAGCAATAGCAGTAGCAGAACTACCAGCACCAGTCAATCTAAATGTTGATTCGTATCCAAGATCAACAATTTCATCATCAATCTCGCCAATTCCAGTTTCAATGATTTCATCTTCAAATCTGAAGAGTTCGCATGTTAATTCATAAACATAGTTCTTTTGTAGCTGGTAGAATGGTTTGTCTCTCTTAACGTTCTTAATTTCAAAAAGAACATCTCCAAGTGGGAAATAAATAAGATCACCTTCTTTTGGTCTACTTGCTAATTTGATATTAGGTATTCTTTCAATTAAAGGTTGAATATACATTTCATATCTTTCTTGAGATACGACTAGCACTATCTCATCTTTTGATTCGATTCCAAATTTTGATAATTCTACAGACTGTCCTTCCCATCCATCATAGTTCTGCACATACATTTCAATTGGCAGTGCGCTTCTAAATGCAGAAACAATATTTTCTTTTATTACCGTATTTTCTCCCAAGTATAATCTAGGCATATAGTGTACTTCTACACCATATGTTTTTATTGATTCATTTATAAGGTCCTGCATCAGGCCTTGTTCACCTTTGGAACCTTGGAGAAAAAAGGGATTTAATGCCATTATCCAATCATATCAAGGGGTGGAAGTTCATAGGTATTAGACATCTGTTCTCTAATTATTTGAAGTTCTTTCTCTGCATCGTCATACATCTGACGACCATTTAATTCAATTCCCCCAGGAAGTTTCATTCCTTGGAACTTAATCATATTTTGGCCCCACTGTCTCTTAATAAGTTGAACAGCATACCTCTTAAGAAATGAATCGTTCCATACTCTAGTATGAGTGTCTGGGTTCATTCCACGATAACAATCTATGACTAGATGATTATTTGGAGAAACACTTGACCAATCTATATCAAGATATAATCTATTCATTCTTTGATTAAATCTTATTTGCTTTTGAGTGGATAATAAGAAATCGATATCCTCAAGATATCTCTTAGTCATTGCATATGTGAGAAGTTCTGTTGATCCCCAGAAATAAATATCATTCAAAAATAATTGATATTTAATACTGAACATTCCAGAACTAACTGAGTTAGATCCTTCAAATTGGAAAACTTTTGTTATACCAATGACATCATCAGGAACTTTTAGATAATTACTATTCTCTTCAAAATCAAATTGTACTGAAACACCATCAATAACTGATGTAGCTGATGTCGATGCGATACCTACGGGACTATTGGGGCCCCCTCTAGATCTTCCCCTATCAATATCTGCTTGGGTGAATTTATACTTCAAAAATGTTGGAAAGACACCATCAAAATGTCTTTCCTGAAAATACTGCAAAGCATCATCAACTAAGTCGTCGATTTGTTCATCGGCAACATTTATTTCAAGAACTGGATATCCCAACTGTCTTTTACAGTAATCTACGAAAGTTTGTCTAGATGATGGTTGTGCCATTACTTATTTTCCACTAATTTATAGAGTAGGGACTTTATCTCATTAATTTCATTTTTCATAGTATCTAAATCACTTTTGAAAGAATCAATATCTTCCTTTTCTTTTAGTTTTTGTTCCCTAAGATTTTTGTAGGTATTATATGCCTGCCTATCAGTATTTATGATGGCATGGGAGTTTTCATCCCTAAAAAGATTTTTCTTATCTTTTACTGGTATATTCTTCATAATTATGCTAATGCTATAACTCTTAGATCTCTGATTTTGGGAACAACAGCCTGATTTGTAGAAGTGAATAAGATCTTGACTTGATAAACTTCATATTCGGGCAAATTGTCAATGGTAAATTCATAATCAGAATATTCAATATCTGAACCATTGATTGGAATAAACGTATCTGGTAATCCATCACTATTTCTTGGATCTAATATTTCACTATTATCTCCTAGATTATTATAACCTGGGAATAATTCAAATTCAGGATTATCTGGACCATCATTTCTGAATATCTTGTACAGAGCTCTGATATCAGTTCCGGGTGGTCTATTTCCAAGGAACATCAATTTGATAGAAGTCGCAGGTTGCTCCAACCTAATCGCTTGGGTCAGATACACTGCTGCGTGTGGTTCTGTAAATGAGTCCATAATATCGCCATTATTAGCAAAATCCTTAACTGGATTGTCAATTCTATTTGTGGAGAGAATGGCATTCACTCTTGTGGTATCGACGACAGGAGATATATCTTTGTGCTTACTATTCAAATTAAGTTCCAGAGTCAAAGATCTTGATCCTGGGAGGCCATTAACGAATTGATCCTCATTCACTCTAGAAGCAACCATTCTTGGAGAATCAAAATAGTTATTTTCATTGAGAACAACAGATTCAAATCCCATGTCTTCGAAAGAAGATTCTGGTATTTCGTTTTGATATGCTCCGATACTTGTCGCAGTAATTGTTCTTACATTTGCATCTATTGTTGTTTCTGCTGGTGTGAATACCTGTACATTTGGATGGATCAGTTCAAACTGCAAGTTCTTACTAGACTTAACATTTGTTCCACCAGCCATCTTGGTTTCATTAAAGAATAATTTTGGTAGAGAACCAGATCCACTTCTATCAGGAAGGATGGTAATAGATCCATCAACTGTACCAGTAGTATCTATCTTGACATAGAAACTATCAAGGGTTCTTGATGTTCCGACAGAAACATTAACATCAGCAAAGTTATGTGTCTTATTGAATCTAGCCAAACATACACCATTTAGTTCATATTTTTCTACAAAATTGTTTATAGTATGTGAACTTGAAACACTATCAAACATTCCCCTAGTAATTTCAGAAAGACCAGTTCCATTTGAATTTATGGAAGTATATTTGATTACCTCATTGTTTATTTTGACATATCCAGGGTTAGTTGCGGAAACTTGTAAACCTTCAAAATTCAAATAAGGATCAATTGAAGATGTATTTCCAGTTCCTGCAATCACAATATCATCCGTAGATGTCTTAGACATAGCATCTAACAAAATCAAAGGTCTGACATCAGTTCTAATATTAGAAAGACTTACAAAGTTGTTTCCAGAATGCATACCATGAGTATGGAATAATACATCCATATGCAAACCATCTCTTGTGTTATTTGGGAATACACTTGCCGAATTGGGTGTCTGAGAAACTAAAGTAACACCAACTCCAGTAGAGGTACGATACTGTATCTGAGAATTTTCATCATATTCTCCTTGAATATCATCAACAAATACTGTATCTGTTGCGGCTATACCAATTACAGAGAGTCTTGGAGTTTCATTTCCAACTCTAGCAAAGTTTGTTGGATCAATAATTAGTCTTTGACCTGTTTGATATCCAGATCCACCACTGAAGACACTAACAACTCCTACGACACCATTTTCGACAACAATACTACATGTTGCTCCAGTTCCAGTTGCTGAAGTTAGTGATACATTTTCATAGGTTACTTGACCATTTCCAGTTAGAGGAACGATTCCTACACCAGGATCATCGATAGCAACACTCAAACTAGGCTTGTAGGATGGTACATCCAGATTAGCACCACTGACATCTCTAGTCATAGATCCACCCAATCCAACAATTCTTCCACTAAAGTCTGGATTATTCTTTTGAGTTATTGCGACACCTGCACTGACTCCAGCGAGAAGATCTTCAGCAATCGATGATGTTATACCGATTTTAATTTGACGAGATCCCATAATAATTGGATTATCTCTTAATCTCTTAATCTGATTATTGTCTTCTGAAAGAATTGGGCTATAGAATCTTACAGTTCCAGTAGTCTCTTTAAATTTAGCCTTATTGATCGTATAAGCCAAATCTTCAAATTGATTAGCAGTCCATGTAGAACCGTTCTGAGACTTAAAGAGAACACCTGCAGATGGTTGCTGAGAAACTATAGTTTGAGTTCCAGTATCATCTTGAGAACTGCTGAATACATCAACCTCACCCATTCTTGCAATATACACATTATATTCATCAGAGTTTGATAAAAGAGTTATTCCATACTCTCTGTTAGGTTGCAAATATACCAGTGATGGGAAAGTAAATCTGGTTACACTAGTTGAACTAGATCCATCAGCTTCAAATATTGTTACATCCTCTGGTTCTAATGTAACTTCTCCAAAAGGTAAAACAGTCTGAGTAGGACTACCATTCCTCAAAGTTCTTATCTGCAGAGTAATTGGAATAGATTCTGATTTTGTTTTGAAGTAAACATCAACACTAGTGAGGAATACTCCTTCTCCTTCTCCGGTCACAAAAGACTGGCAAAGTGGATCAATCCAACGAACTTCTTCTGTTACTAATTCTTCCCTCTGATCTACTCTAGTTTCTTGTCTTCTAGTCTCTTCAAATTTCTGATCAGTATGATCTCTTGTTTCTATACGTGCATTTCTGACACCTATTACATCCTCTTGAAGATTGTCTATCTCTCCTTGTGCAAAGAAATTAGTTTCTGCTGATGTATTTACAGCTCCACCAATTCTGGAATTTAGCTCACTATCTGTCAGTCTAAATGTCTTAGTGCCAGTTTCAAATTTTGGATTTTTTGCTACAGATGAATCTGGAATAAAGAAACAACCACGAATAGATCCATTTTCATCAGTTACCAAACGGAGATTTGATACTGTTGCTTCCGCACCACTAGTTTGTCCAACTAATTTCATACCAATACCAACCCATCCCAATCCATTTTCTTCAATACTAGATAAACCAAAAGTATCTACATTGAGAATAGTACTTGATTCGGAGTATTGCGATTCAATTGTAGAATCTGGATCGTATGGAATATTTGAATATGTTGATGTGGGTTCATCATATGGGCCATACTTATGATTTGCTTGAGCAAGTCTAAATCTTATTCTTGGATTTATTCCATCGCCAGCTATATCTGGATTATCATTCGGCATAAGACCTTGAACGATTTCTCCTACCTGGAATTCTCCAGATACGTCAGATACCTCCAGAAGTTTAGGGACTATAAATCCACCAAGATTTATTTCATCAAAGAATGGATAAACTCTGGTGAAAGGCTTTAATCTCTTTGCAATAAATTCTACATCACGGAATCTCATGAAAGGAATAACATCCCTACTCACGACTTTATTACCCAGACTTTGCTTATCAATTTGCTCAGTAACTTTATAAGATACTCCCGTTCTATTGAACTCATGTCTGGTTGTAACCTCAACTTGCTGCATTGAGGTTACTGTATCTCTTCTCCTTCTTGCAATTTGAACCTCTCCAAGACCACTCTCAGTTGTTCCAAATCTAGCACCACCACCATTAGGTCTTCTTAATTGTATATCTTGTTGAAGTCTTAAAGCCTCTGGTGTTCCTGGTCGAATACCTCTTCTCTGCAAGTTCCTTAAGAATCCTGATCCAAGAGCATTTCTTGCACCACGTTCTACAAATTGAAACTGAGTCCCACCAGAACCAGTAAGTAGACCATCCGCCCCTGGAGCTCCAAAACGTGCTGTAAGTCTCTGACCAGCAGCACTGTTACGGTCAATTAAGAATGCTCCAGAAGAATTTCTTCTAGCAACACCTTCAGTTAAAGAATCAACTAAAGCATTTGCTAACCGATTATTTCCCGCGTCTAGGGCTCTACCAGCACCATTAGACATTACATGTACTCGACTTCTATCAACTACACCTGTTTTCTCCCAATTACTCTCACCTTGCTGTCTTGTTTCAATAGGAGCTCCTATATTTCTTTCCGTCTCTGTTCTTCCCGCAAAGTTTTCTTCCCACGCATTCCATTGAATAGCACTCCAACCATCAGCTTCAGGTGGATATAGATCCATAAAAGCCTGATAAGAACCCTCTATAGTTACATTATTAACCTCTAACTGATTTGTTGCAATCCAAATATCGGAGGCTGGTTCAAGTTCCATAGAACCTGACCAGTTAACAATATTAAATGGGTTTACATTTTCTGTTCTGGTAGCAAACTTTTGTGATTGATACTCCTCTTCGTTATAGTCTAATGTGACTAAAGGACCAGTCTTTCTAACGTTTGGATTTCCTAGATCAGTTACAAATGCCAAATCAGCATTAGGAGTTGTTGTACTAGTGACTCCTGGAATGGCACTAGAACCTAACTGAAGGTCGATTGATGGAGTATTATGAGTGGGTCTACAGAGATTGTTTTCCGTATCAATAGAACATCCCCAACTTGGATCATTAGTATTAGCTAATTGCAGTGTGCTAAAGTTATCGACATAGAAACCAGACTTAAATCTATCCAAA